TTTTAATATGCGGCTGATTATTTCCGGGGCGTGTTTTATTAGCGCATCGACTATAGTCATGATCGCATTTATAATCTCAGGGATTTTGTCAATGAGTTTATCAAAGAGTGACAACATGATATTTAAAATGTCGTTTATGAGTTTCGGCGCGTTATCTATTATGTAATTTACTACGTGGTCAATCATGTTGCCGATTGACTCGACGATTGACGGCAGATTAGCCATGAGTCCGGAAATGAAATTTTCGACAAGTGTTGTTGCCATATCGAAAAAGATAGGCAGTGAGCCTATATCTTTTGTAAAGAAATCATTGAGACCGTCAATGAAGCCTTTCAAACTGTTATAAATATCCGACGGGGAGAGAGTACTCATCCATGACAGCACGTCAAACGCAGTTGAAAAAACATCCTTAACAAAACCGGCCACGGTCTCGAATGCGCGTGCGATATTTATACCTATGTGTTTAACGGTATGTGTAACGCCGTAAAGCCCGCTTGCCAGCCCCTTTGCGAGTTCTTCGGACATGCCGACGCCCCGAAGGAAATAATACCCGGTTTCCCATTTCGTGCTTTTTGCGATAATGTCTTGCCGTTGTTGCTCATATTTTGCGTTGATAAGCATAATCTCCGTCGCGCTCCCTTGCGCAAGGGTTAATTCTTCATTGTATTTCCTTGCAAGCTCCGTCAATTCCGCGTCGGTACTTGACATATTATGCTCAAGCAACCATGTCCAATATTCGTTCATCCGGTTTTTTCGGTCTGTGAGTGCTTTCTTTTCTTCGTCTGAAAGCGCGTCAACCCCTTCTATTTTCGGCTTGTATTCGAATCGGGGCTTAATCGTCTGCTTCTCCCCGGTGACTTTTTTTGCAGAGAGAAAATTCTCCCGAAAATTTTTCAGCCCCTCCGCCGCCGCTTTTGCTTTTGCGCCGAATTTCGGTATCCATGTGAGGTATTCAAGCATCTGCTGAATCGGCAGAATCATCATGTCCACGAGAGCTTTTCCTATTTCTTTAAGCCCCTGTAAAATACCCTTTGATGAAAACGCCTCCGTTATCGTCTGCCAATGATCGTACATGACTTTGATCTGTTCGACGATCATTCCGATAGGACCGAGAATCATAAGAAGAACTGCGCCGAATTTATCAAACTTTTGCACGGCAACGACAATTAATCCGGTCAGTATTATTATTCCCGCAATTATCGCGCCGATAGGATTCGCGGACATGGCGACATTCCACGCCCATTGAGCGGCAGTGACAAGCCCGATAGCGGCAGACGCGATAACGAGAACACCCGCCATTTTCCCGATAACTTCAACAAGGTCTTGATTATTTCCTACCCAGTCTTTCACGACATTGAACGCGTCGGTAACGGCTTGGATAAGATTTTTAATCGCGGGTTCGAGAACGCTGATTATCGACCGACCGGCCGCCATGATGGAGTCTTGCATAGTCGAATACATACCGGGAAGGGTCTTTGCCGCTTTTGCCATGAGGTCGGCGTATTTTCCGTTGCCGGTATAGAATTTCTGAAGCGCGTCCTGTACTTCCGGATAACCGATTTTCCCTTCCTCGATCATTTTCTTTATCTCGCCGCCTGTCTTGCCGAGGTTGTCCCCGAGAAGTTTTAAGAGCGGGACGCCTGCATTGACAAACTGATAAAGGTCTTGAGTCATCATCTTGCCCTGGGCTTTTGTCTGTCCGAGCGCACGGGCAACCCCGGCAAGATTTTCCGCGCTTCCTCCCGCCGCATTTCCGAGCGCGGTGAGAGTAGGCATAATGTCTTGAGCCGATACGCCGAATGTTTTAAGCGTCGTCGCGGCTTGAATGAGGTCGTTTGAATTATACGGAGTGACGTCCGCCATTTTGACGATATCTTTCATCATCTGCTGCGCGGCTTCGGTCGAGCCGAGAAGCGTTTCCATTTTCGCTTGCGCAAGCTCTATATCAGCGGTGGATTTTAGCGCGTCTTTAAAAAAATTGCCGACGGACATCCCGGCAAATATACCCGCCGCAATACCGGCGAAAGATTGCATCGACCCGCGCATTGAGTTAAGGCCTTTGTCAACTCCGCTTTCGTCGATTTTGGTGTCTATTTTTATTGTGCCGTCAACCATTGCTTTTTACCACGCGTCAAGAGCTTTGTCAATTGCGGATTCGTTCCCGCCGTCATCGTCAATTTGTATTGATGCTTGCATCCGCCGGAGTTCTTTTTTGTACTCCGGGCTGTCATTCTTTCCGGGTTTCCGTCCTCTGATCTCTATATATTGTGAGAGCTTCGTGTCCTCTGGGAGCGCGTTAAGAAGCTCACAAAACGTCCACCAATGCATCTCAGTCTTTCGTAAATCAATTCCGTATGCTTGCAAAAACGCTGCAAATATGCGGCCATGATCTACGTTATAATCAAACACCTTCCGCACCGCCCCGCTCTCTTCTTCCCGCTTTTCTCCACACGCGATAAAGTCAAGAATATGCTCGAAAAGGTTTTCAACGCCCTCCGGGGGGAAGTCGAAAAATATTCTTGCGGTCGCTTCGGCCTTCTTTTCGATCGGCATTTCTTCGTCTGTGAGTGCATAGAGCCGAAAGAATTTTAATACCTGTTTGAAGTCTGTCTTTTGAACAATACTCCTCCAGCGTTCTTCTGGAGGAGTATCCAAAATTACATTGAACCTTTCAGACATACGCTTTCATTTTTTTCTCAAGTTCGGATTTTCCGAGCTTCGAAACTTCCGCGACAAGCGCGAGCATCGCGAACGGGTTTTTATTAAACGCGTTGAACAAAAATTCAAACTCACCCGCACCGAACACAAGATCGATAAAATCTTTCATCGCTGCCATAAGCGCTTCGCTTTTATAAGAGCTCGCGCCCTCAAGGATCGCTGCGCTTTTGTCGGTGACGACTTTAAGAAAGTCTTCTGTCCCGGTTTTGATCGTGTACGTTTTAATCATTTCATCGTTTTCGTTTACGATGGGGAACGTGATGTCCCCCATCGGTTTAAATGTAAATCCTGCCATCATAGGCTCCTTATTATTTTAGTTACGCTTTGATATCGCTAGAATCAAGCGCCTGTTCGAGGTACTTGACCACACGCTTGTTCGCGTCGATCTCGTACATGCAGAGATACTGTCCGACAGCCGCGACGATATCCGACGCACTTGTGTACACAGTATAATTCTCCGCGTACGAATCCCCGTACACCGTTCCCTGCGTTGCCGCGAGAAGTTTGTACGCGAGAATATTCGGCGCGGTTACCGTTGCGGTAAACTCGGTAGTACCCACCGCAGTACCGACACCGACCGTCGCAATAAGCGCGGTTGCGGCGGCCTTGGCTGTTTTTGTCGCTTTGCCGTTGAGATGAATCTCAAAACTGATCTCGACTTTTGATCCTGCCTCTCCGCCGCCATCATCGATAGCCGCGATAGTACACGGGCCGTACTTGACGTTTCCGTCTGCGTCGGTCACCCGAAAGTTAGTTTTCAGATTGTCGCCGAGTTCATCAGCAAGCCCCATAATGTAGTCCTGCGCAGGATCGCCAATAACACGGTGGCCTGAAAAAGCGAAAGTGTTCTGCTTCGCAATAACCTGAGTTTCCTTGAAACCGTCCTTGTCAAGATAGTTTGATTGATCGGTCTCTTCGTTATACGAAGGATCGCATCCTGTCAGTCCTTTTCCGAGTCGCGTCCATGTTCTCGACGCGCCATTAGGCGTTATGTCGATTTCATAGAGACGCTGGTAATTCATTTCGAATTTTGTTGCCATTGTTATTTCCTCTTACTCTTCTTCAAAAATTATATTAAACGAGGCGGTAAAAACGTACTCTTTCGCCTCGGTGGTCTGATGTAAAATCGGCATTGTGACCGCCTCGCATTTTACAAGCCGCGCGCCCGTGAGGGTGAATCCCGGCCCCATGTTAAGCAGCTTCGTAATGTCCTCAAGCGCGGTGAGCGCGGTTATCTGATCGGCCGACTTTGTATAGAACGCAAACGTGAGGGAGCTTTGCGCCCGTTCGTCAAGGTATTCAACTTCCCGCTTCGGAGAAGGATCGGCGCGGATCATTATTTCTTCCGAACGCCTCAATGAAATGGTTCGAACGTGCAAAGGCGTTATGGACAAAAAAATGGGAAAGGTTGGTAAATGCTGAATTTAAACGATGATATAAGCCGGTTTGTCGAATCTCAGATCACTCTTTATTCGACGATCCAACAAAACGTATTTCAAGGCAACTCGTCCGAGGAAATCATGATCCGAGCTGATCCCTCACCGAAGATGGAAGTCGAATACCTTGACGAACGGGCGCAAAGCTCTTTGACCTTTGCGTTTTATACAAAGTCGGCGGATCAGATGACCGCGCTTACCGCGCTTGAAAGCATTACAAGACTTTTGAATATGGGGCCGGGATTCGCCCTCACAGACGCGCGGCTTGTAAAATGCGAAGCAGTTACGATGCCGATTTTACACCAGATCACCGAGGCGAAAGAATACGTCTTTACCGCCTCGTTTAATATAATTTTTGAAGATAATTGAGAGGAACACACATGAAATTCGAAATGAATTTTCAGCGTTTTTACGAAATCGACATAACCCCTCAGGGCGCGTTGAGAACGTGGAAGCGCGTCGGAAAGGGGCTTACTGGTTGCGACCCTTCGTATAATGAAGAGACAGACCAGTCAAACTACCTCGACCAGAACGGGTTTAAAGAGACGCAGGTTATTGCGAAGCAAAACACTTTTGCTTTTTCAGGCCACCGTGTTATTGGCGATCCTGCG